TTGGGCTGCGGGACGGTTGCACGACCGCGCTGATCCTTCCGAACACCCTTTTTAGACTTACGGCGCAATAACCATGCAAAAGCAAACACCCGCACACGAATACATCAACAAGCTCATTGAGGACGAGATGCGAGCCATCTACCGCAAGGTCTACGGGGCTGGTTTCTTTTGGGGCTTTGTGACCGCGCTTACGGGAGCGGTTGCGTTCTTTCTAATGACACCTTAGACTCAAGCCGATTGCACAATAAGGAGAAGCACATGACACACGAAGAGATGCCCGATTTGACGGACGAGCAGATTCAAGAACTGGATGCGGCGATGTCTGAGTTTGTGGAGTACGAGAAGCAGATGGCGCGGCAGGAGTTGGAGCGTGAGTTGGCTAAGGCCGCGCAGAGAACGACCCTGCAATATGCGGCGGCGTTCGATCACTTTGCGAGGCTGATATTTAAATGAACTTCCGCGAGCAGTATGGCCTTGCTCCGAAAGCCTCGCCCCGTTGCCCCGATTGTGGCGTCGAGCATCGTGGTCGGTGTTTCTTTCTGAGGAGTCAGAACTACCGTTCAAAGGTAACGCCCGAGCAGATGGAGCGATACCGCCGAAGCTTTGTGATGCGGAAGTTGATCAAGAAGTTGGGAGAGTTTGTCGATGAAGCAAGACATACCGATTGATTCCGACGAGCGCGTTGCCAATGCCGCGATGCCCAAGACCGACCGGCAGCGGTTGGTGGAGCAGATCGTAGCGTTGCAACGGCAAATCTATTTACTGGAGCGCAAACTCAATGAAATGGATTATCAAGAAACTTTCAATTTTAACCGGCCACCGTCTCGCTGAAGCGGATTGGCGATGGGTTCCGCCCCCCAACTACCGATGCTCGCGTGGCAAGCAGACCGACTGCAAGTATGGAGACTATTGGTGAAACACAAAGAGTACATGGTGGATCGTTTAAACGACGAGATCGAGCTGCTGCGGCAAGAGAAAGAGCGCATGCGCTTGGAGTCTGAGCACCAAGCGGGAGAGTGGATCACCGTTGGGATCATCTTGTGCGTCATGGGATTTGCTGCGGGGTGGGCGTTGGCGGTGGCACTCGTATGAAGCTACTGACGCTTTGTTCTTACGAAGATCCCAAAGCACGGCGGCGTGGGCTGCTGAATCTGGCGATCATGTCGGCGTTCTTTCGTCGCGTATACCCCGATGGGCAGGTGTACTTTCTATTCAAAGAGGGGCAAGAGATTGACCCCAAGATCACGGCCCATGCGCGGCCTGTCGCGGTGAACTTCGTCCAAGAGCACTTGGGGTGGCAGCGCATGATGGGCCAATGGCATTGGGCGGCGCAGAATTGGGACGGCTCGGACGATCTGATCTTTTGCGGGACTGATATCACCATTTTGAAACCAATTGACTATCCGTACCGCAAGCAAACGGTCGGGGCGTATTGCTATCGGTATCACCCGGCGATGCCGTACAACGATGACTTCTCGTATTGGAATGGCAAGAGACGCTCTGAAGCACTCGCTGTGATGGAGGAGATCACGACCTGTGCGCGGTGGATGCCGAAGGAGAATCACCCGGTCTTTGCGGGGCAGATTGCGCTCGGCGTGGTGTTGGGGACGCCCTACGATGCCGATTGGGGAACTGTTGCAAGTTGCCCAAGGCGCGAGCAGATCACGGCTTTACCGGCATCGGACTATCTGCACACCCCCGAGGATTACTTCCCCATGCACCCCGATGAATTCCGCGAGGGTGAGATCAACATGCCGCCGTTCAGACGGGATGACTTTTACTCTTATCTTGATAGCAAGTTCACGCTGCACTTTAAGGGTCAGCAAAAAAAAGCGTGGCTCTTGGAGTTTGCGAAGTGGGCATGGGAGCAGGGTTACATCGACCCTTTCGTTAACGATCTGGCTACGCCCGAGGAGATGTTTGGCTTATGAAATTTGAAATTGACGATGACATTGTAGAGAAGATTACGTTAGCTCACTTGGAGAACAGTCTTGAGGGGTTGGAGTTAACTTACAAGCAGCGAAAAAAGAACAACAAGATCATGTTCTTTCACAAGGACCGGGCCAAGGATCTTGCTGAAACGCAGCGTCATATCGACGCATTTAAATTGGTCATCAGCTACTACAAGGTGCCGGTGTAATGGGCTATTTAACACGACCGCAATTAGAAGCCATGGGTTTTAAACGCCTTGGCAAGAACGTCAAGGTCAGCGACAAGGCGTCGATCTACAACGCCGATCAGATTGAGATTGGCGACGAGTCGCGCATTGATGACTTCTGCGCCGTCTCCGGCAAGGTGACCATCGGTCGCAATGTACACATCGCGGTCTTTGTAAACGTAGCCGGTGGTGAACCCGGCATTACCTTTGAGGATTACTCCGCGATTGCGTACGGCTCGCATATCTTTGCGCAGTCGGATGATTACTTGGGCTACGCGATGACGAACCCGACCGTGCCAGATCGGTACAAGAAGGAAACAAAGCTGCCAATCGTTGTCGGGCGGCATACTTTGATTGGGACGAACTGCGTGATTTTCCCCGGCGTGACATTTGGTGAAGGCACGGCGGTCGGGGCGTGTTCGCTGGTGCTGAAAAACACCGACCCATGGAGCGTCTACGCCGGGATACCCGCCAAGCGCGTCAAGGACCGGAAGAAAGATCTGCTCCTCATGGAAATGGACTACGAGGCATCGGGCTATGCTCCAGATCCCGTTTAATAAGCCGTACGTTACCGGGCATGAACTCTGGTATCTCGCTCAAGCACTCAAGAGCGGGCATCTGTCGGGTGATGGGAAGTTCACGAAAGACTGCCAGCGGATCATCAAGGCCAAGACGAACACTCGCAAGGCATTACTGACACACTCCTGCACGGCGGCGTTAGAGATGGCGGCGATACTCTGTGATGTGGGACCGGGGGATGAGGTCATCCTGCCGTCTTATACGTTTGTCTCTACCGCAAGTGCCTTTGCCTTACGCGGGGCAACGCCGGTCTTTGTGGACGTTCGTCCCGACACCCTCAATTTAAATGAGATCTTGATTGAGGATGCCATTACGCCGAAGACCAAGGTCATTGTCCCTGTCCACTACGCGGGCGTTCCGTGTGCGATGCAGACGATCTTGGAGATTGCCAAGAAGCACGGTCTGTTGGTGGTGGAGGACGCCGCCCAAGGCTTCGGCTCCGCCTACAGAGGCATCCCGCTGGGGGCGATGGGGGATCTTGCCTGCTTCTCGTTCCATGAGACGAAGAACGTCATCAGCGGGGAGGGTGGGGCGTTGCTCATTAACAACGACCGCTTTGAGCACCGCGCTGAATTGGTGCGTGAGAAGGGGACGAACCGGACGCAGTTTTTCCGGGGCGAGGTGGACAAGTATACATGGCTAGATTTGGGATCGTCCTATCTGCCGAACGAACTGACCGCTGCCTTTCTGAAGGCGCAACTGGAGGCGGCGGATTCTATCCAACTGCAACGAGGCTGGATCTGGTATCGCTACCACGAAGCCTTTGAGCAACTTGAGAAAGAGACACCCGTGTTTCGCCCTGCTGCACCGTCGCTCAATGGGCACATGTATTACTTGCTGATGCCCTCGAAAGAAATCCGCACCGAGTATCTGGCCTACATGAAAGCACAGGGGATTCATTGCACGGCGCACTATGTCCCGCTGCACTCCTCGCCCTACGGCCAGAAGGTAGGCCGAACGGCAACGGAAATGCCGGTCACAAACATGGTGAGCGAGCGGCTTGTGAGGTTACCATTGTGGCTCGGTGTGGAAGAGCATCAAGACCGGATCATTGAAGAAACTTACCGATTTTTTGGGAGAGATTATGACCGAAGCTCAATACGATTACCTGAAGCTGCCTGAGGTTAAGCAAGAGGAAGAGGTGTGGTGCACCATTGGTGAGGGCGGCAAGCTCGACGTATTTAAATGGGACTTCGTAGAGAAGCAGGCTGCGGTGTACGACCGCCACCCGGCGAATCTGCCGCGAGATAACGTGCAGATCATCTGCAAGTTAGCCGTGCTCGTTCGTGAGCAGACCATTAAGAACTGCATGCGGGTGCTGGACAAGTACAAGGAGCACACCGTCGATAGCAGCGTGATTTTTCTGAAGGAGCCGGAAGTTGATAATGAGTGACGAAGGCTTACGAATCTTTGTCGGCTGGGACAGCCGCGAGGATATTGCGTATCAAGTCTGCAAGCGCAGCATTGAGAAGCATGCGTCGATCTTGACGGATGTGCGTCCGATCAAGCAGTACGAGTTGCGTGGGCAGCGGGTGTATACGCGGCCTGTGGATACGATGTCATCGACTGAGTTTTCATTCAGCCGTTTCTTGACTCCATATCTCGCGGGGTACACCGGCTGGGCGGTCTTTGTAGACTGCGATTTTTTGTTTCGCGGGGACGTTGCGGGACTGCTTGATTACGCCGACCGGACAAAAGCGTGCATGCTTGTAAAGCACGACTATCGGCCTACCGAGGCCGTCAAAATGGACAACAAGCCGCAACATCAATATCCCCGAAAGAACTGGTCTTCGATGATGCTTATCAACTGTGCGCACCCACAAGTCAAGGCATTGACTCCAGAGGTGGTGAACAAGGAAACTGGCATGTTCCTGCATCGGTTCCAATGGTTGACCGACGATGTGATTGGCGATCTGCCGATTACTTGGAACTACCTAGAAGGTTGGTACACGCATAGCGACTGCCCGAATCCTCAGGCGGTGCACTTCACCCGTGGGGGTCCGTGGTTCATGGACTATAAGAACGTGGAATACGCCAACGAATGGAACCGCATTGCGGCAACGATATGAAACTGACCAAGCAAGAGATCATCGCGGAAGTCGAGAAACGCTTCCAAGCCAAGCGGTATGACGATGCGTTGGATTTATGTAACTACGGCATCGCCAAGCACCCGTCGAGCGGGATTCTGCACCGTGCCAAGGCGAAGCTTCTTCAAAGCATGGGTCGGTTTCGCGAGGCGATTAAGTCTTACACGCTCTTGACCGAAGCCAAGGGGGTACTGGCGGAGGACTTTTACAACCGTGGCATGTGTCATAACGAGCTTCAGAAATACGAGCAAGCGATTGCGGATCAGACCGCTGCCCTCAAGGTTGACCCGAAGTACCACATGTCGCACATGCAGCGTGGGGCATCGCATTGGGAGCTGCGTCAATGGGACAAAGCACTTGAGGATTTCAAGGCTGCGAAGGCGATCAAACCCGACGACCCTAACTGCAACTGGATCTTGGGGTTGCTTGCGCTACAGATGGGCGACTTCAAGACGGGGTGGCCGAACTATCACACCCGGTGGCAGAGCGAGCGATTTAAATCACCGCGACTGACGACGAACAAGCCCGAGTGGACGAAGACAAGCGGAGCCAAAAGCGTGCTGGTTTGGGGCGAGCAGGGCATCGGGGATCAAGTGATCTATGCGTCGTTGCTCCCGGCTGTTCGCGCCTTGTCCGAGCAGGTAACAGCGATGGTCGAGCCGCGATTGATTCCGCTTTTCTCACGCTCAATGCCGGACATTGAGTTCATCCCGAACAATTCGCAGGTCCCGGCGGATAAGCACGATGCGCAGATTCCTTTTGCAAGTCTTGGGGCATCGCTGATTGGCGAGCTGCGGGACATCCCGACTTATGCCAAGCGCAACTTTCTGAAGCCTGACCCGGAGCGGGTGATCAAGCTGCGCGAGGAACTCGGGATCAAGAACGGTGAGTTTGTGGTGGGCATTTCTTGGGTGAGCGCAGCCATGAAGATTGGCCCGCATAAGAGCATGACGTTGACGGACATGCTGCCGATCTTGTCGATGGAGGGTGTCCGCTTTGTCAATCTGCAATACGGTCATGTAAAGCAAGACATCGCAGACTTTGAGGAGAAGTCGGGTATCAAGATCCTTCAGTCAAGCGTAGACAACTGGAAGGACTTGGATGGTCTTGCCGCGCTTTGTAGCGTTTGCGATGTCATCGTCTCCATCAGCAGTTCTACGGTTCACATGGCCGGGGGCATCGGCGTACCCGTCATGCTGATGGATGCGAACAAACTTTGGTACTGGGGCAACAAGGACTCAGAAGGTCATAGCCTCTGGTATCCGTCTGTGAAGATCTTCCCCCGAGGCAACGTGATTGCGCCGTGGAAGCCACAGATTGAAGCTGTAGCCTATGAGATACACACGATGAAGAACAGGTCGTGAGTTGGTTCCCGACCATTGCGTTGGCTGCGGGATGCGTTGCTGTGTCGTGGCTACTGGGCGGTGAATTGATTCACGCGGTGTTGTTGTATTTGCTTTTGATTCTGATCGACAGGGAATGAATATGACTTATGCGCCGTACCATTCTAGGGTTTGTTTTAAACCGCTTTCAAAAGAGGTAGCGGGCTTCCATTTAAATGCCTTGCTGACCTTACTGATTTCCATCGCGTAGTGCTGATCATGCCCCGGACGATTTGGAACAAACTCAAGCAGGCTATGGGGCTTACCCATCATGTCCAGCACGAGCTTGGCGGTGTCAAGGATGTTCATCTCGCACTCACCGCCGATGTTGTACCGCTCACCTTTCGGGGCTTTGTCACCAACCCGCAGGACCGCTTCGCAATGATCCATGACGAAGAGCCAATCGCGAACGCTGCTACCGTCGCCATGGATCGGGATGGGTCGGTTTGCTTTCGCGTTCAAGATGACGACGGGGATGAACTTCTCAGCATGCTGCCGGGGTCCGTAGTTGTTGGAGCAGTTTGTAATAACCGCGTTGATGCCATGCGTGTTGATGTATGCGCGGACGAGATGATCCGAAGCGGCTTTGGTGGCCGAGTACGGATTGCGCGGGTTGTAGGGCGTCTCTTCGGTGAACTTGCCACGCTCGACGGTGCCGTAAACTTCATCGGTCGAGATGTGAATCAGTCGGCTACCGCTTGCGCGAACGCACTTCAAGATGTGGTGGGTACCGACAATGTTGGTGCTGACGAAATCATCGTCGCCAATGATGGAGTTGCCGACATGGGATTCGGCAGCGAAGTGATACGTAATCGTCGGGCGGTACTGCTTGTAGAGATGCTCGACGAGTTCAAAGTTTCGGATGTCTACGCTTTCAAGCGTCACGCGATTCAAAACGTCCGCAAGGTTACGGATGTCAGCGGCATAGGTTCGCTTGTCGATGACAACAATTTTGTCTTTGGGGTGTTTACGCAAATAACTGATGACGAAGTTGGAACCGATAAACCCCAATCCGCCAGTGATGAATATGGTTTTCATGGTAAAAATACTAACACAAGAGGGTTGCTTCATGTACGATAACATATCGCCGCCCGGGGCGTGGAAAGAAGAAATGGACCGGGCACCTTGGGGCTACGGGCAAGAGCAGAACAAGCGGGTGCAGGATGCGCTCGCTACGATGCGCCTAAGAAGTATGTGGACCGAGGCGTCGATACTTGAGCAAGAGATTACGACGCTCAAGGCACAGGTCAAAATGATGCAAGAGTTAGCCGATGAAGCTCAGAGATCTCGTTGACGACCTGCGGCTGATCGACAGGGAATGCCAGATCATCATTAACGAGAATGAGTTCTTGCCATTTGGGCAGATCGTGAACGACGCAGCCGATGAGATTGAAAGGCTGCGCAAAGAAGTGTGGGAACTAAAGGGAAAGTTGAATGCAAAGTCAGATTAAAGAATACCTCGCTGAGATTGGCCGCAAGGGTGGCAAGGCAGCGAAAGGTGAAAAGAAACGACGTAGCCCCGAGCACTACAAGAAGATGGTTGAGGCGCGACGTAAGAAGCGCAAGAAGAAGGCGAAGGCCGATGAGTGATCCGGTCAATCACCCTGCTCATTACCAGCAGGAAGGGATTGAGACGATTGACTACATCCGTGCGGCTCTTGGCAAGGAGGGTTTCGTCGCCTATTGCGCGGGGAACATCATCAAGTACGCGAGCCGCCCGAAGAAGGGTAAGTATGCACAGGACTTGCGCAAAGCGGCGTGGTATGCCAATCGGGCAGCGGAAGAACTTGAGAAACTGTAGCCATTCGGATACAGTCTGATTGTGCTATCTCCTGTTAGGGAGTTCGCCCCGGGTTGAGTTCTTCTCCCCGGGGCATTTTTTTATCTCCGACTTTTGTACACGCGGCGGTCACGCCCGGGGCCATTAGACTTGATGATTTCTTCCACGATGTCGCCGGATTCCAAGAGCGTCTGGAGATACTCGCTCCGATCCCGTGCCTTCAATCCTTGGCATGCCTTGGCAAGCTGAGTGCTACTCATGCCGTCGTTACCCGAGTCACGGATGAGTTTCAAGATCCTCTTATGCGCGGCTTCAATATCGTTCTCCGCGACTTCCTTGTGCAGCAATTCGGCGGTGAAGTTAAACGACCACCGTGCCAGTTCCGCGCTCATCTTGAGAATGTCAAAGCTCACGACCGGGCTAATGGGATTACGGGCAACGGCTTCGATCATGGCGATCTTGAGAGAAATCTCAGAGAAGCGTACCCAGAGATAGTCCTTGCGACGAGCACAATCAATCTGCCATTGCTTGAGTTTGTTGTACTCGTCAAAGGCGGTGTCTTCCCATTTGATCATTACGGGAACGACCGCTGACGAAGACACATGGTGTAGGTTCGTGAGATTGCCAATGCCAGCCGGGACCACCGAGGCTGCGTCTGTCACATCCTTGAGGATGTCCTCGGGCGGGTTCTCGTCCGCTTCGGGGATCTGACTGTCGGGGTATTCTTCAAAGGGTGGCACGAGCAGAATGCGGCTCATGGTACCGTTGTCGAGCATTTCAAAGTTGAGTGCCTTAGTGAGCGACGAAGGGGTCGTGGTGCCGAAGAAGTTGAAATTCGGCTGCTTGATGTCAAAGCGTTTGCGGTCCTTGTTGTCGGCATATTCTTGACCGTGGTAAGTACCGCCGCTGCTGGAGTAGACCTCAAGCAAGGTCTTGATGATGTCCTTTTGGTGGGACGCTGCCATCTTCCCGGTAAGGCTCTGGAGATACAGACCCATCTCGTCAAGGTGAGAGATGCGCGAAGGGAAGTCGTGCAGAGTTCGGAGAATTGCAACGCCCGATGAGAAGCGGTCGCCGGAGATGTAGTCCTTGAGTCCTGCGTTTTCCAGTATCTTTTTGACCTGCTGGCGCGAGTGGTCCTTGCCTGCACCCGGTGTGGCTACCGCAATCGAGAAAAGATTGCAGCGAGTGCCGAGCTGAGTCATAGCATACCGCCGCCCGAAGAGTGCGCCAAACATGCAGAGCGTATTCATCAAGGCAAAGGTCGGCTGCGGTTGCTGAGCGGTCGCTAAGATCCAGCGCGTCACGCGGCCCACGAGTGAGGGACTATCAAACCACTCATGCGGAAAGTTAGCTTTGGTGCTGCGCGGGAGTTTCTTTTGATCTACGAGTCCCGTGAGATCAACCCGGATTTCCTTGGTCGGGTTGAGATTTAAATGTGGTGCAGGAACCCAGCCATTCTGCTGGGCGTAGTAGTAGAGCGTCCCGGCTCCGATCTTGGAAGGCGGCGACTTGCTGTAATGGTCCCAACGCTGGCGGGTTTCGAGTTGGTTGTACTTGCCAGAGGCTTGTGACCATTGGTCAAACACGATAAAGCCTTTGCCATCGGTGGCGCAGTAGACCGCCATGCCGATACGGTTCCAGTCATCCCACGACAGGTCGGGGTTGGGGACAAACTTGAGGGCGTCCTGTACGGCAGCGAGAGTGCCGGTTAACCCTTCGGCGGAAGTCTTGGCATCCTTGTCGGGAAGAAAGGTCTGGAGTTTTGTTCTTCTTAAATTCGGCGGCAGCGTCTTATAGGCCGCTTCACACGCCTCCAGAACTTGCTCACGGGTTACAAGAGGCAACGCCTCCAAGGGCATCTCATGCGGTGCAGCAAAGGGCCATTGGTAGGGTTTGTTGGTATCGGGGTGCGTCGAGTAGGCCACGAACTGTTGACCCAAACCGAGCACCTCAATGGGGTGCATACTGATTTTGGGGAACGGCTCATCGGTACGATAGAGATAGAGTGCCTTCGGAGATTTTCCGATACGCACGAACTCTGTCTTACCGAGCTTCTCTTGGAAGACGTTGCCGACTGCGATGGCGACGGACGAATCGAGTACGTCGATGTCAATCGCAACCACATTCCCCGTCAGTATTCCGATGCCGCAACCGGGCCACTTGTTCCAGATGTCCACATGCGACTGCATGCTGACAATCGTGTTCCAGCGTGGCAACTCAGCCCATTGGTTACCGTCAAACCGTCCGGGCCGCTTGGTTCCGGGCATGATCGGGATGATGTGATAGCCCGCATCAACGAGCTTCGCACCATACTCAAACATGTATTCTTCAGACATTGATTGCTTGAACCTCAACCCGTTCGTTGTCGTCGTATTTTTTTGAAGCGACAAGTTCACACACGGCAGCATCATCGTCAAAGACGATACCGTTCAGCGCGTCAAGAACTGCCTTGATAATGGTCCTCTCTACATAGGTTTTGCCGTTAAGCTTTTTTATTCCCCTGAATAGTATAGGGTGGTGGGCTATAACCA